TGCGCAATGGTACATACCGGGTTGAGATTGATGTGCAGAGAAAGAGGGATGAACCAGAATGGAATTGATACATGCCAAGAAAAACGGTACTGAAATCGAGATGCTGGTTGATCCTGAAGCGGATATTGAGCTGGGCGGAGAGGGGCAATATGCCCACTCCATGCAGTTTTCTTTTCCGGCGGATACGTGGGATCAGAGCATCGGATACGGAGATCTGATTTATGTGCCCGACACAGAGATCGGCGGGATGGTGGGAGAGATCCACTCATCAACGGAAAATAATATCGTCTCTGTCATGGCCCGCACATGGCGCGGGATGCTGGATTATAAGATCATCGAGCCGCCGGCCGGAGCTGACTACTACACGATCTCCGGAGAGCTCAACACCTGCATCGGCAGACTGCTGTCCGGCAGGTTTGGCAGTCTGTTCAGGGCGTCCAACGATAACACCGGCGTAACAGTGACCAACTATCAATTTGACCGGTACACGACACTGCTTGCCGGGCTGAATAAGATGCTGCAGGGCGTCGGCTATAAACTGGTAATTAAGTATATCAATACTGTAACACCGGGTTATGTCGAGGTCAGCGCAGCGCCGATCGTAGACTATTCGCAGTCAATCGAGCTGTCGCAGGATTACGGTCTGGCTTTTACCGTGGACGATATCCGCAACGGCGTTAATCATCTGATTTGCGCCGGCAAAGGTGAGCTTAAGGATCGTGAGATCATCCATCTGTACGTTAACAACAAGGGCAAGATCGTTAACACAAAGTATTATACCGGGGTTGATGAGGTTGTCGGCTTTTTTGAAAATGCTTCCGCCGAAGGCACGGAACTGAGAAATTCCGGGATAGATCATTTGAAGACGGTAATGAACAGTAAAGAAATCCAGATGGACATCTTATCACTGCAGGGCGGCATCGGTCTGGGAGACGTCATCGGCGGCCGGGACTATATCACAGGTCTTTCACTTGCCCAGCCGATTTCAAATATCGTAATCACAATTACCGGCGGGGTTGAGAGCCGGACATACTCTATTAAGGGTGAGGAGGATTAAATGGAGCTTGTAACAGGTAAAAAGGGCGAAACGCATGTCACATCGCTGCAGTTTCGCAATATCGTTCGGGCGCTTACCGGCTCAGACAGCTATATCGCAAATGCTTATGATAATTGCGCTGTTGCCCTTCAGGATGACGGCGTGACCTTGCAGGTATCGCCCGGCATTATCATACATCATGGGTGCGTTTTCGAAATCCCATACGGCACGCTTGAGGAAATCACGCTTGCAGCAGGTACAGCCGGCAGCAAGCGCCGGGATCTGATTTGCATCCGCTGGACGCAAGACGAAACGACCGGCATTGAGTCTGCAGCATGGGTCGTCCTTCAGGGCGAGCCGGCGACCAACCCGGTTGATCCGGCGTATAACGACACCAACATGCAGGAGGGCGCCTTTATCGATGACTGCCCTGTCTTCCGGGTTGAATTTAATGGTCTGAACGTTTCGGGCATAACAAGGCTGATTGATATGCTCCCGACAGCAGAGGGGCAGGAGACGCCGATCAGCACGCTGTCCAGTGATGTCAGCACGCTGAAGGCGAGCGTGATGGCTCTGCAGACAGCTGACACGACAATCAATAGAACTTTAACATCGCACACGAACAGCATTAGCACACTCACGTCGAAGACAAACACCATGCAAAGCAGCATCACCACTTTGCAGACAGCGAAAAATCTGAACGTAAACGGCAGCTATGGCTTGTCGGTGAAATTCTGGCGTCGGGGCAATGTTGTATTTGTTCATGTAGGCGGTACGCCAGCTGAGCTGACAGAAGGCTGGAAAAATATTTGCAAAGTAACGAATAGTAACTTTATCCCTTCTGTCAGTGGTCCGTACGATACCAGATGCGCGCAGGCTATTCCTGATCAAACTTTCCTCATTAACATGCAGTCTGATGGCAATCTGCGTATCAATCCGACAGCCAAGACAATAACAGGCTACATCAATGTAACCTATGTATATTTCATGTAGGAGGGTGAGCGATGTATGTTATTAAACGCTTAACGAATGAAACAGCTATCAACATAGGTCGGCAGGGAGAAAACATTGCGACCGTGATTGAATTTCCGCTTGATGAATATATCGAAAACTACGGCGCGGGCACTGCACAGCTTGTTCATATCCGCCCCGGGGATACAGCACCCTATTTGTGCACAACGGAGCAGCTTAATACCGCTCTTGACTGGATAATAACCAACGAGGATACCGCGTATGCCGGCACGGGCATGTGCGAGCTGCGCTGGATCGTGGATGATACTCTTGCCAAGTCGATGGTTTACAAGACCGTTATTAATCCGAGTATCACGGCGGACTCTGTTCTCCCGGATCAATATCAGAGTTGGTATGATGCGATGATGGAGGCGATAGAGCAGAAAATTATCCCCATAGACGATCTGAAGAATAATCCTGTCCTTAACCTGATTGACACCGGGATGAATGCATTTGGAGCACGCATTATGCCGGGTGAAGATTTGAATTGGGAAAAGTATTTAAAACCGGGGTCGTGGATTGGCGCTCCGGATTCCCAAGATCCTGTTAAAAACAAACCCGACATGGGCAGCGGTTGTTATTATAGGCTGATAGTTAAAGGCTTATATGATAACGGGTATGATGACGTTACGCCCCAGTATTTGATCCGCATCATTGAGGCTGAGCAGGGGTCTAAATCAGAAACATGGACTCAAGTTGTTAGGACGTACGGCTTTGATGATCCGGAGCATATGCGTATTTATCCATGGGTTAAGCTTGCCACATCTTCCGATCTCGACACCCTCACCACCGCAGTCACCGCCAACACAGCGGGGCTCAGCCATAAACTTGACCTTTACACGGGGACAAAAATCGAAAGCAATACTGACCTTAATACACTTACTATGCCGGGAACTTATTTCTGCGTAAATACAGCCACAGCGGCAACATTGGTAAACTCCCCACTGACAACTGTCGGATTCCGCCTTGATACATCCCGCAATGTATACAACACGGATAACTATCTTGTCCAGACCATTCAAGCGGTTTCGACATCCACTGTTGTTACGTACAAACGTGGCATGTCCATTCAGGGTACTTGGGGCGCGTGGGTGAAGGATGCCACAGAGTCAGACATCGCCGCCCTCGAAGCAAGGATTGCAGCGCTTGAGAACGCATAATGGAGGATCGCACAAATGGACTTATCAAACATTAGCTTTACACATCGTTACTGGATCATCCTTTTGCCTCTTATTTTGATGGCTGCCGATATCGTCACCGGGTGGATCCAAGCGAGCATTAACGGCACATGGGACAGCACCAAGATGCGCAAAGGGCTGTATCGCAAGAGCGGGGAGATAATGATTGTTGCCGTTTCTTTTGCCGTGCAAGAGGCTGTTTCGTTGCCTGTTGATGTGACTGCCTTTATCAGCGGTTATATCATTGTGATGGAGATTCTGAGCGTGTGCGAAAATCTGGATCAGGCGGGCTTACCTGTGCCCTCGTGGATCACAAAGCGGCTTAAAAAAGCAGCTGACACGCTGACGGAGCACGATCCGATAGAGGACGATTTGAAATGAAATATTTATTAGTTGCATTGATTGCGGCGTCCGCCCTGTTCGGGTGGGCGTTGTCGAAAGAGATAGAAGCATTTTGTGAATTGGAGGACGGCTATTATGATCGTGGTTAGACCTACCAAAGCAACCGTGGAACAGAACGGAGACACGATACAGGTTGTCAAACAGAATATCTGGCTTACCAAAGGAGACTCAGGATACATTTCGCTCGATATCATCCCCACAGACAGGCATGGCGATGTCTATGAGTTGACCGAAGATGATGTTATTTCCGTGCAGGTGCGCAAAGCCCCGAATGGTGGGGATATAGTCTTTACTGCCGAGATTGTCCGGGATGACGAAATTTTCTGGCATATTAAACCCGCAGACACGGCGGAGCTTGAGATTGGCACATACGTCTGGGATGGACAGGTTACCCTTGCCAATGGCGATGTGTTCAGTTTCGTGCCGGTTTCTGATTTTCATGTGATTGATGAGGTGACGGAATGATTAAAGCAGATGCGTCAATTCATGGTGAAATACGCCCTGTGGGTGTAGTGGGCGGCTCTGCTCAATCTGGAGCCAAGGTTGACGGCGATATCAGACAGACCCTGCTCAAAGGTGATAAGGGCGACAAAGGTGACAAGGGCGACAAAGGCGACCGAGGCGAACGTGGGTTGCAGGGCGTACGGGGCGAAACGGGAGCAGTCGGACCGCAGGGAGTAAAGGGTGATAAAGGAGACAAAGGCGACACTGGACCTCAGGGACCCAAGGGAGAAAAAGGTGATATCGGAGCTACAGGCCCTCAAGGTGTTCAGGGTATTCAAGGCGTACAGGGAGAGAAGGGTGACCCCGGCGATGACTATGTGCTGACACAGGCAGATAAAGAAGAGATCGCCGGAATGGTCGATATTCCAGATGTACCTGTACAGGATGTACAAATAAATGGAACTTCGATACTTGATGAGGGTGTAGCGAATGTACCGATTGCATCAACTAATAGCCTTGGTGTAGTAAAAAGCAGTGGCAAAGGTATTCAGATTAATTCAAGCACTGGAGATATTTATGCACTGAAAGCAGCTCCAGAGGACATCAAAGCAGGTACGAACCGCTACAAAGTCATTGTACCCCGAAACCAAAATGAAGCTACTTTCTACGGTTTAGCCAAAGCTTCTGGGGACACAACCCAGTCAGCTTCATCCAACGCAGTAGGAACATATACAGAGGAAGCCAAATCCGCAATCAGTGAAATGCTTGGCGGGTCTGTGGCAGTATCAGGAACCTCTCCCACAATCAACGCCAAAGCGGGGGTCAGGTATGTCTGTGGTGAAGTCAGTACGCTTGATATTACGCTTCCAGCAAGCGGTATTGTGGATGTAGTGTTTACAAGTGGCAGTACACCGACCGCCCTTACAATTAACGGATCAGTCAGATGGGCGAATGGATTTGATTCGGAAAATTTAGATGCTGACACCACATACGAAATCAACATCATGGATGGATTGGGGGTGGCGGCGAGTTGGACTTGATGGCAAGACGTAGACAATTACTAATGATTCCACATGGAATCATATACGAAGGCTTCAATCTTGACTTCGATGGTACAAACTACATAGATACTGGCGCCTATCTTTTTACCGAAGAGAATGTAAATAGAGACTTTGAATTTATTGCCGAAGGGGCATCAGGTAAACGCAATAAGAATAGTGAAACATTAATTTGCGCAAAACACAATGGACAAGCACTTGGGTTTTTATTAAGACCCTATCCATGGACATCAACTGCATATCATGGGACTCTGTTCTACGATCCTTTGCTAAAACCAACTATCGTAATAAAAAGAAAAAACGGAGTAATAAGTTATAACGATGATGTCATAACAAACAAAGGCGTGATAGTTGATAATGGCGTTTTTGACTGGCCGCTAATTTTAGGGTGTGCAATAAACGACGATGGAACCTATTTTCGATATGCAATAGGCCACATCGACCACGTACTTGTAAAATGGACTTAATAGAAAGGAGCATCGCTATGAGACAGCTTTATATCGTCAACGCAACACAGGTAGTCGCGTCTGAAGCGCATCCTGAGGGCATGTATTCCACAGTCAGCGGATACCCGAAAACCTTCGACAGCCGGAATTATAACGCCACCGAGCAGAATCCCAACGGAGATGAAACCCGTGCTCTTGAAATGGCGCAGGCTGAATTTTACAGCCGTGTTTCCGCAAACCTTGCCGCCGCCAATCGCACTATATGGACAGTTACGCTTGAACGCGCGGACGGGCGGCAGATCATGCGAGAGAGTCGCGGAGCGTTTCCAGACATGACTCCTGCACCAGAGCTGACAGAGACTCCCGAGGAGGCAGTAACGGAGGAAGCATAATATGAAAATCACTGATACCATGAAAAAAACATGGTCCCACCTCATCGGTTCCGGCATGACAAAAGAAGGAGCCGCAGGACTGATGGGCAACCTCTACGCCGAAAGTCTCTGCAATCCCGTCTGCCTCGAAAACTTATGCATCAAGAGATACAAGGAGCGACAGGGCAAGATTTACACATCCGCTGTCTATGGCGCGCTGGTGGATGATGGGACAATCAGCCGAAACGAGTTTATCCGCCCGATGGGCTATCAATACGGGTGGGGTCTCTGCCAGTGGACGTCTCCCGGCAGAAAAAGCAAATTATACGACCACTGCAAAGCCCGCAAGGCCTCCATTGGTGATCTTGCCGCTCAGCTTGATTTTCTGGTGACAGAGCTCCAGCAGTCTTATCCGTCAGTCTGGCGGGTGCTGACCACCACGGATAGCATTTATGAGGCGGCGGATATCGCGCTGACAAAGTTTGAGATGCCCGCTGATACCGGAAATGCCGTTATTGAGGCCCGGAGAGGCTATGGCTGTGAGATTTACAGACACTTTGCAAAGGAGGCGGAGAGCGTGGCAACCGCAAATGATGTTATCAAGATCATGCAGATGTGGGTGGGATACTCAGAGGCCAACGGAAAGCATAAGTACATTGTGGACGTGTATAATAATTACTGCGCCAAGCGCGGCAAGTATCCCCGGGGCTATAAGGTGCCGTATAATGTCGCATGGTGTGATGTAACTGTCAGTGCGGCCTTTATCCAGGCGGGAGCCGTTGACCTCATCGGCGATATCGAATGCGGCGTGGAAGAGCATATTCAGATCTTCAAGAAAAAGGGCATCTGGATCGAAGACGGCACGATCACACCCAAACCGGGTTATATCATTTGCTACAACTGGGATCAGTACGGACAGCCGAATGATGGCTATGCTGACCACATCGGCATTGTGGAGGCTGTCAAGGATGGCATGATCACCATCATCGAGGGCAATTACAACGACGCCGTGCAGAGACGTCAGATCAAGGTTGGTTGGGGGTATATCAGAGGATATGCGGCGCCGAAGTACGCGGAGACGCCTCAGAAGGCGGCAGATACGCCCAAACAGACCGCTTCTGTGCCTGCCTATACATTTACACCTGCCACCGTCCAGAATGGCTCTGTGGGCAAATCTGCTTTACTTCTGCAGACACTGCTCCGGGGTAATGGCTATCTTGGCAACGACGGGCGTCAGCTTGACCTTGACGGACAGGCAGGCGCTAACACGATCGGAGCACTGCGCAGGTATCAGGCGGATCATGCTCTGACCGCTGATGGTGTAGCGGGTCCGCAGACTTGGAGTTGCATAATTGGTCTTTAACTAAACTTTGACTAAGTAAAGACTTTCTTTGACTAAGTAAAAGCGGGGCTTCGGTCTCGCTCTTTTTTTGTGCCCTTAAAATAACTTTTAAATAAATGCAAATATATGTTGACATTTAAATAAATGTAATGTATAATAAAGACAGTTAAAGAAAGCACACCACACAGGAGGGAGAACAAAATGAAGAAATTTGAAAGTACCGCAACGGTAGCCAAGATCGAAAACCCCTGTTCCGACAGCCACTACCTCACCTTTAAGCGCTGGGAAAAGGGCGACAAGAAACGCATCTACATCAACGATTATAAGCGCCGCACACTCGGATACATCGACATGATCACCGGCGAGGTAAACATTTCCGACAGACAGGGCAGCACGCAGGCGGAAATTGATTTTGCACTTAATGGATTTAAGGCCGAATACGAATTCTAACAAAGGAGGACAAGAGCATGAAAAAGATCATTAACGGAAAGAGATACGACACAGAAACAGCTAAAGAAATGGGATCATATCAGTACCTTGGCAGAAATGACTTTCACTGGTTCAAGGAAATTCTGTACAGAAAGAGCACCGGCGAATATTTTCTGTACGGCGAGGGCGGACCTGCAAGCCGCTATTCCAGAAGCGTCGGCCTGAATGAGTGGAGCGGCGGCGAGAGGATCATGCCACTGACCATCGAAAAAGCGATGGAGTGGGCCGAAGAGAACCTTGACGGCGATGATTACGAGGCAATCTTTGGACCGGTCGAAGAGACCGGCAACAAGAAGCCAGTCACCATCATGCTGAGCGAATCGGCCATCACAGCCGCCAAGAATGCCTCTGTTGTGGCGGGGCTGTCGATGTCTGAATACATCGAAAACTTGATAAGAAATGCAACATGAAATGCAACATGAAATTTTGAAAACCGAATAAAATCAAGGGTTATAGTCTCTGATATGTGGGTTCAAGTCCCACCGCCGGCATAACATGAAAAACCCCGTAAATCCGAGAAATGCAGTAATTTCAAGGGTTGCGGGGTTTTCTGCTTTGCGGTTTAAAACGCAAATTTGCGGTAAAAAACGCATATTTGCGGATAAAATGCAACACGAAATGCAACACGAAATTCTGCCTTAGATGCCGCTAGAATTAAGCTTTTCTGCCTGCTTCTTTAGCTCATCTTTGAATGTGTTCTGGTAAACATTTTTCATGATCGGGGAGGCAGGAGACCATCCGCCCAGCTTTGCGGTGTACACATCCGGCACTCCCAGCAGGGCAGCATGGGCGGCAAAGCTGTGGCGCAGGTCATGAAACGTAAATTCTTTGATCCGGCGCTCCGGGTTCGCTCTGTTGACGCCCGCAATGGCCCGCCTGAGGCGGTCAGCAAGCGCCCCGGGGGATAAGCTGATAAACTTATCGTCTAACTGTTTAAGGACGCCCAAAAGCGGCTCTGAGAGCATCACGTAACGATTGCTGACGTCAGTTTTGGGGATGTCCTTCTGCGTCCATCCGTCAGAGCTGCGCACGACAACATTGTGCACATGCAGCAGGTTGCCCTTGAGGTCCGACCGGGAGAGGCCACACATCTCTGAGCGCCTGAGGCTGTGGTTTCTGGACAGCTGCAGGGCTATCCACAGATCCATGCACGGTTTTGTTCCGCTGGGCGAACAATATGTCAATACGGCCTTGATATCCTCATCGGTGGGCAGGTCATACTCAAGCCGAGGCACGACCGGCAACGACACGTCAAACCGAAAATCGCCAAACATGCTCACCGAGGCCAGAAAAAAGCTGTACCTGTTTTTAACCGTCTTCGCGGAAACTGTCTGCGCTTGCTCCGTGATCCATCTTTGCACCTTGTAACTGTTAAGCGCCCGGAGCGACATTTCGCCCAGCGCACCCAGAGCCGGGAGCATCGCCGTATAAACTCGCAGAGTTGACGGAGACAGGACGCCGGTCTTTGCCTCGATGTACTTTTTGCATGCTTCTGTGACCGTCAGATCTTCAGGGCGGCGCTTGCGCTCTTGCTCCCATTGTGCGGCGGCAAGTTGCGCAGCCTTTTTGCTATCCGCTGTAAAACTTTCATATATCCGTTTGCCGGTGGCATCATTACCGGCGTAAACGAGACAGCGCCACCGCCCCGAAGGTAATTTTTTAGCTGTTGCCATTTTGCATCCTCCTTGTGGAAAGCTCCGGAAGATGCTATACTCAATTTGTCCATTGGAATACGGCTCTCCGGAGCTGTAACCTCGCCGCTCATCCTGTTGCAGCAGGGTGGGCGGTTTTTTAGTTTCTGTTGTGTGCATCACGTTCGATCTGATCAACGTCTGTCTTCTCAAAATCATCATGTTTGTCGTGCCCGCCTTCGTGTTCGAAGGTGGTCAAGTTTTGCTCATGGTTTAGCCTGGCATTCAACACTATGGTTCTGTAACCATCCCTTTCTACGATGAAGCCCTTAACTGTTGTTGGTAAATCAAGCAACCTCACATCGCACATAGTTTTGTACCTCCTTACAGAGGATACAATATCAAAAATGATGTTAAAAATTCATGACATCAATCTTTAAATCTGTCGAGTAATGCCCGGATGACTTCCAGATCCTCTTTTTTGACCTTGCGCACGCCGTCAAAAAGCACCTTATATTCCGGGTTGTCGAATAAGAATTGCGCAAGCTCGCGGGTATCATCGTTTAAATAATAATGATCATCGACGCCGCCCAGAAGCTCCCCCGGATCGATCCCGAAAATTTCGGCAAACTGGATAATCTTGGATTGTGGTAGGTCAACAAGTCCTTTTTCAATTTTTGCTATGGATGATCGGTCGGTATATCCTGCTTTTTTGGCAAGCTCATCTTGTGACATGCCCAACTGCTGACGATACTTTTTTATATTTTTGTACAGCTCTAACATCTCACTTCCTCCCTCCACCTTGATAATATCATTTACGCTCACCGAAAACAACAAAAACGTGCTTGACATTCAACAAAAATGTTGTTAATATTAGCATGTGAATGTTATTCACGCTTTGAAAAACCGAATAGAAAGGAGGGGACGCAGATTTGACAGACGGCGAAAGACTCTGGAAGGCAATCAAGGAAAGCGGCATAAGTATCACGTTTATCGCAAATAAAATGGATTGTAGCAGAAACAGAATTTATGCAATTCTTAATGGTGCGGACTGCACTGCATCCGAAATTCTGGCACTTGCCGAAATCCTGCACCTGTCCGTGAAAGACAGGAATAATATTTTTTTACCCGTAAACGTGAATTAAATTCACGACCAGAAAGGAGGGTTGATTGTGGCGACCGAGAAGAAAATAGCACCATCGCCATTAAAAGCGATTAGGGCAAAGTGCATCGAGTGCTGTGGCGGTCAGCTGGTAGAGGTTAAATTGTGCCACCTTGAAGACTGCGCTTTGCATCCGTATCGCTTCGGTCACTTGCCGAAGGAACAGACGAAAAATATGGGTAAAAATTGGCGCGAGAATTTGAAGCCGATAAATCCCACTGACGAGAGCGCAGACAGCGAAAATCCCTCGGATGAGTCGGGGCTTTTTTACTAAAAATAGGCAGGTGATAACATGCCACGCACAAACGACTTAATAACCAAAGATCCCATCATCACGGAGATCATCGCCGAGCTTGGCAAGCTTAAACAGCTTTCAGAGCTGACGGATGAAGATCTTGCCTTGGCGGTCGGGGTATCCGCTGACACGATGCACCGGCGGTTTAAAAATCCGGAGAATTTGAAACTCGGCGAATACGTCGCCATGAAAAGGGTGATGATCCGGGCGGCAAAGAAAAGGGGGCACATAGTATGAATCTTAAGGACGCACAGACAAGAGCGGTCCACGGTGACCGGCGGTTAGTGGTAAAGACACCGCTTGGCGGTTCGATCGGCGGCAGATGGTTTGAAGACCATATGCTTGATTTTGTCCGGGAGCACGGCGCAGAGCATGTCGAGGTTGTCAGAGATAACGACGCACAGATCACTGTGCAGATGGTGAGGTGATGATCTTGTGGAACATCATCGGAGCGGCAAAGTCCAGACCACGCAGGGATGCAAAGAAGTATAAGGCATGGTGCGACCGGACCGGCAAAGCGGCAATGCATCGCCGTGGACCACGACCGACACAGGCGGCAATTAACATTATGAGGCAGAAACCATATCAAGGAGGTGAGCAAGACGGGGGACAGAAGACGGATAGACCGGAGCAAGATCAAAGAACTGTATGAGCGAGGCTTATCAACATCAGAAATCGCCCACGAAATGAACTGTGATGCCGAATACCTGCGGCGGATCATCACGGATGAGATGGATCTTGAGCCGCCGAAGACGAAGCAGAAACCCAATGTTAAGGCGGGCGGCGGCTTCTCGATAGATGATATTGCGGCATGGTCAAAAGAATGGGATGAGGTTCGCTTTACAGTGAAGATGCTTCTGCGCACGAACTACAACAAGCAGAAGGTTATGGATAGCTATTTAAGGAGGGTAAAGAAACTTGAAAATTGAAGAAGCTATGAAAGCCCTTAGACAGGGTAAAGGGGTCTGGATTATAACCAGATCGTTGGTTGACGAATACACCGCACTGTCAGAGTTTTTGAATGCTGACGACTACGAGGTTGTTGAACCTGCGCCGGAGCTGATATCGGCAGAAGACGAAACAGTTCCGGAGACGAAACCAAAGAAGCCGGAGAGCATCGACCATGGCAAAATCTGCGCTCTGTATAAAGCGGGTTGGGCCTGCACCAAGATAGCCGACGAAATGCGCTGTACGACGCAGACCGTCATCAATCACTTGCAGAAGGAAGGGATATACAAGAAATGAAATTAAAGGATTACGCCGGCATCATGACCGGCATTGCATCGGTAACCTTGGCGCTCAACATCTTCTGGGCGTTGACGGCATGGGACGCTGTTGGCGTGGTATTCATGGCGCTGATCATCGGTTGCTTTGCGGTCCTTGCCTTTTACATGGGCTGCGACCTCATCGACAAGCGCAGAAAGACCGAAAAGCGGTTCCGAGAGCTCAGAAGAAACCGCCCGTGGTCAATCCCTAATTTGACCACGTGGGAGATGATCGATGAAACAGGGAGGAAATGCAGATGGTAAAGAAAGAAAACGCCCCCGCCGATGTTACCAGCATCGACAAGGGCAAGGGCTCAGATAACGATATTAATAATAACACGGAACGATGCGACCCGGCAACCATGGTAGAGATTTTATCGCTTGCCCGGATTATCAACGCGCACCGGGGCGAATTCAACTGCTGGGTGCAGATCCAGATTATCCCGCGCGAGGATATGGTGACCATCTTTTCGAGCGACTACAGCGACGCGAAATTCAAGGAATACTCGACAAATCCGAGCGTAACTTGGCTCTTTGGCAAGGATGGTATCTATGATCCGGGGCTCGTTATAGTAAGAAACGAATTGGAAAGGAGAATTAACACATGGCGACATTGTACGAACTGACCGCCGAATATGCGGCACTACTTGAACTTGCCGAGGATCCCGAAACAGATCCCGAGGTGCTCGCGGGCACATTTGAAGCGCTGGAAGGCGAAATCGAGGTTAAGGCTGACGGCTACGCCCGGGTTATCCGGGAGGCCGAAGGCAGAAGAAACACCTTGAAGGCCGAAATCGACAGAATGACGGCGATCGTGCGGGGCATCGACCGCAACATTGACAACATGAAATTCAGCCTGCAGCAGGCAATGACCGCCACAGGCAAAACCAAATTCAAAACTGATCTGTTTTCATTTTCCGTGCAGAAGAACCCTCCCGCCGTCGTGCTAGACGTGCCCGAGGATGATCTGGAGTCAATCCCGGCGGAATATCTGATCAAGCAGGCGCCGAAGGTAAACAAGACCAAACTTAAGGAAGACCTGAAGGCCGGCAAGGATCTGGCCGGGGTGGCGCATCTGTCAAATTCAAGCTCATTGAGGATACGGTAAGGAGGGATGACTTATCAGCTTACCAGTATTAATTATTGGCCGGAGCGGTTCCGGCAAAACATACAGCCTTAAGAACTTTGCCCCGGACGAGGTCGGTGTTATCTCAGTGGAAAAGGGGCGGCTCCCGTTTAAATCTGACATTAAGGTTGTTCGCATCCCGAAAGCATTCGGCGGGAACGATCAAAAACAGAGTTATGCGACCTTAAACGCCGCCCGCTATGCGTGGATCATGAACGTGATCCGCACGGCAAAGGCAAAGGCGATAGTGATTGATGACTCTCAGTACCTGCTTGCCAACGAATTTTTCGACCGGGCCTATGAAAAGGGTTATGAAAAATATGCCCAGATGGCCGTGAACTTCCGAAATCTCATTCACTTCATTAACGATCTGGACGATGACAGCAAGATTGTTTACTTCCTGCACCATTCCGAGATGGACGCAGACGGCCGGGAAAAAGTGAAGACCATCGGCAAGATGTTGGATGAGAAGCTGACGGTCGAGGGCTGCTTTGACATCGTGCTCTATTGCCAGGATCACAAGTTTTTCACCCAGGGCAACGGCCAGAGCACGGCCAAGAGCCCAGAGGACCTCTTTGATGATATCGAAATACCTAATGATCTGAAGGCGGTTGATACTGCTATTCGTGAATATTACGGATTGGGGGCGGATTAATGGAATACGAAAATGACACGATCGAATTTCTGAAGCGCGACATTATCGAATTGCTCGAAACGCTGATCAGAAAAGGATGGTCAATGAAACAGGTTAAGGAGATGTTTGCAAAAGCATCCGAAACGGCAATCACTGAAGTAGAAAAGGAGAACTAACACCATGCAGAAACCTAACGGATACGATACAACCGCTGACGGATCATTTATCCCGGTTGAGGTCGGCGGTCACTACATGACAATCAAGAAGCTGGAAGAAACACAGAGCAAGAAGGGCAGACCTATGATCAAGGCCGCCATTGACTTTGTGGAGCCTGACAAACAGGCCGGGTACTTCACGCAGGCTTTTAAGGACGACGTTCGCCCGGACAAAAAGTGGCCGAATGCCGGAATGCTTTACATCCTCACCGAAGACGACGCCGGAAACTGCAGCCGGAGCTTTAAGCGGTTTATCACAGCGGTTGAAAAATCAAACAATGGTTTCGCCACGAAATGGGGCGATGACTTCGGCGCTCAGTTTAAGGGCAAGCGTCTGGGCGGCGTGTTTGGCATTGTCGAAGAAGAATACAACGGAAAGACCGTGAAGAAAAGAACGCTCCGGTGGGTCTGCGAGTGGGACGCTGTCGCAACTGCAAGAGTGCCGGAGGCCAAACTTCTCCCGAATAACAATGTTGTGCAGGCTCCACAGACCGATGCATCCGGCTTCATGGCTATCCCCGAAGGATCTGAAGACGAAGTGCCCTTCTGATGGTTATCCAGATTGATACTCGAGAAAAGAAATTTGAGCTTGCCAGGATAGAGCACCAGATTGAAAAGTGCGGCGTCAAAACAATCCATTCCAAATTATATGTTGGCGATTACCAGTCTTTGGACAATCCGAGGCTGGTAATTGATCGGAAGAAAGACCTTCTGGAAATCTGCAGTAATGTCTGTCAGCAGCATGAGCGCTTTCAGCGCGAACTGATGCGGGCAAGGGACGCCGGGATTGAAATTATCATACTGTGTGAGCACGGCCGGGATATCAGCACAATGGAAGATATCTATTTCTGGGACAATCCGCGACTGAAGGAGTCACCGAAAGCGACCAAAGGCGAAACACTGTATAAGACCCTCTGCACGATCCGGGACAGGTACAACATCCGGTTTGAGTTTTGCGACAAGCGAAACACTGGCAAGCGAATTATCGAGTTACTGAAAGGCGGCGATGATGGCTAAAAAAAACAGGGGATGGGTGCGGATTTATCGACAAATACAAGATAGCGCCATCTGGAGCCTTGACGGATTCGACCGAAAATCAGCATGGATTGACTTAATCTTGATGGTCAACCATGAAGACCGAACAATCATTATCAACGGGAAACCTAAGGTTATACATGCGGGACAGCACTGGACAAGTAGCAAAGCACTGGCCGCCCGGTGGGGGTGGAGCAGAAACAGGGTTTCGCGGTATTTGCGACTACTAAAAGATCTTGGCATGGTGACAACCAATGGGACACCCTCCGGGACGCTTATAACCCTTGTAAATTATGAGTTTTATCAAGGTGGTGGCAACACCAACGGAGCAACCCCTGAAGCACCCAACGGAGCAACGGACGGAGCAGCAGGCGGAGCAACGGACGGAGCACAAACAAGAACTAAAGAAGAACTAAAGAAGAATGAAGAAGAAAACGCGCGCGCGCGTAATCTCATTACATCGGCGGAAGGTGAAAGGCAGTGAGCAATTATTTTGATGAAAACGAAATAAGAAAAGCCATTCAGCTCATGAAACCGAACGGCCAACTCTTCGAGGTTCGACTGCTGAAGAAAAACCCAAAGAGAACAATCAGCGGTTATTTCACATTGGCGGATGTAATGTTGGAAGAACTCAGAAAATTAGATCTAAGGGGTTTTTCAGTTTACATCACATTAAACACAATCGCACCCGGCTGTTATTCGAGGGTCCAGAAGGATCGGTTTATACAATCGCCGGAGAACACAACCAGCGACGGAGATATTCAGGGATATGATTGGCTCTTTATTGATCTGGATCCTGTCCGTTCTTCTGGAACATCATCATCTGACGCCGAACTTGAAGAGGCTGCCAAACTGGCAAACAAAATCCGGGCCTACCTTCGTGAGCTTGGCTTCTCCGATCCGATCATAGCGACAAGCGGTAACGGCTATCATCTTCTTTACAGAATTTTCGCGCAGGCCACAGAAGAGCGTAAAGAGCTGATAAAGAAATGCTTATCTGTCCTTGATATGCTTTTTAGCACAGACAAGGTCAATGTTGATACGGCCAACTTCAATCAATCGCGTATCTGCAAGCTGTATGGAACCTTAGCACAAAAGGGAACAGGGACAGAAGAACGGCCGCACCGGATGAGCCGGATACTGTCAGCCGGTGAACCGAAAGTGACCGACATTGTTTATCTGCAGAGGCTTGCCGAAATGCTGCCAAAGGAAGAGAAGCCCGCGCAGTACAACAATTACAATCCTCAGAGGTTCGACATTGAAAACTGGATGTCAGAGCACGGCGTGGGCTGGAAGACGAAAAAGAGCGCGAGCGATTACACAAAATACATCCTGACGGAGTGCCCTTTTGACTCGAACCACAAAGCGCCGGACGCATGCATCACAGTGGGAAATAATGGAGCAATAGGATTTCACTGTTTCCATGATCATTGTCAAGGTAAAACTTGGCGGGATGTCAGATTGCTGTATGAGCCGGACGCTTACGACAGGAAACCATCCGCAGAAGATGACGCACGGATTGACAAAGGTTGGAAAGAGCATTGCAGGGCCAGAGATACCAAGCAGCTAACTGTAACCGACGTAGAGCCGGAAGAACTGGAAGAACCACCGACAGATCAAAAGCCGGTCTTTCTGACCGCTAGAATGATCTTGGATCTCCCAGATGAGCCGGTGCAATTCATCCGCTCCGGCTGTGAAGGGATTGATAACCGAATGGGAGGGCTGCAGAAAGGTTTTTTGTCATTGGTCAGCGGGCTGCGCGGCGGATCCAAATCAACATGGCTGTCACAGGTGGCACTGCAGGCCGTTACGGATAATCACCGGGTGCTCTTTTATTCCGGTGAGCTGACATCAAAAAACTTTATGAAATGGATGTGGCTGCAGGCCGCCGGGAAGAAATACGCAAAGCTTCAGCCAGGTACTGACAGCCGTTGGGATGTTGATTACAGTGTAAAGCGTCAGATCGCCGATTGGCTGGGTGATAAATTTATGCTTTATGAAAATGATTATGGCAATGACTTTCTGAAGCTGGCCGCCCGGATTAAGAGTCAGATTGTTGCCCGGGGCGCCGATCTGGTGATCTTGGATAACCTGATGGCCCTGAACATCGACGAACTGAGCAAGGACAAATGGGAGGCCCAGAAGAAGTTTGCAGAAGTATTGAGCACCATGGCGAAAGAAACAAAAGCACACATTATGTTTGTAGCGCACCCAAGAAAGACCGTCGGCCTGTTGCGGCTTCAGGATGTCTCTGGAACGTCCGACCTTGCAAACCGGGTTGATAATGCGTTCATTGTTCACCGGAATAACGAAGACTTCAAGCGGCTCAGCCGGGAAACATTCAGATGGGCCGAAGATAACCCGGTATATGAGGGAACGAACGTAATTGAAATAGCTAAGGACCGGGACACTGGATGGATGGATGTGTTTATTCCGCTTTGGTATGAGCGGGAAAGCAAGCGGCTGAACAACCGGCTTGGCGACATGGTGAAATACGGATGGGAGCCGGATTTTGGCGAAATACCGTTCTGAGGATGAAAGCATGGAAGAACTGAAACAGTATCATAATTTGATTAATGACTTTTGGCAATTCATCAAATCCAACCAGTCCGCCGCCACCGACCAGCAGGCCGCCCGGTTCGTGGATGACATGGAAGCATTTAAAACGAAACATCCGTCAGCCTTTGCCCGGGATTTAGCCGTGGCATGGCAAGCGGAACTAGAAAGGAGAGGTAAAACATGAAAGCAATCCGAATTATCCCCGGCCAGAGAGCCGAGGACATCGAAGTTGAGAACACGGTGGAGGCACTGCAGGAAGTTGTGGGCGGGTACATCGAAGTGGTTAATATGCCCGTGAATGACATGGCGATCCTGCGTGACGAAGAAGGGCTGATGAAGCAGAAAGATTATAACTGCCGAATTATGGGGATCGACTTCGTGGGCACGATCCTGTTTGTGGGCACTAAGGGCGAAGAGTTTACCGATGTGCCGACCACGGCGGCGAAGGTTGAAAAGTATTGGTTGGGGAGGTAAAGAGCATGGCGAAGCGCCCGAAGAAATACGTTGTCATCTACGAAATTGACACCGGCTACATGGATTGCGTCGGTATTTGCGATACCGCTGATGAGGCATATGGCAAAGCGTACCTTGCGCTGTGTGAC